TAAAACATACTTTTGATAATTGGGAAATAATACCTAAAAACCAATCACAGGCATTTCAGGACATATTCATTTTACTTGCAAATAATGGTAAAATGCAAGGTAAATATGTAGAGATAGGTAGTCACGACCCACAAATACACTCAAATACTTACATTTTGGAGAAATATTTTGATTGGAAAGGAATTAGTTTTGAGATAGATTACAATATGTGGCAAAAGTTTAACGGACTAAGAGAGAATAAATGTTATTTGCAAGATGCAACTAAATGCAATTATGATTTAATATTGAGCAGGTTAGGTTGGGGATATGACTTTGATTATCTACAATTGGATTGTGAACCACCAGAAAATACATTTAAGGCATTGTTAGAAATACCTTTTGAAAAGTATAGATTTGCTGTAATAACTTATGAGCATGATTGGTATTGTGACGAAAGTAAATTATATAGAGATAGAAGCAGGAGATATCTAAAAGCAATGGGATATGAATTGATAGTAGGTAATGTATCAGTTGATGATAATTCACCATTTGAGGATTGGTGGGTGCATCCGGAATTGGTTGATATGGATAGATTAAATGGTATGAAATCTATTACCGACCTACAAAACGCTGAAAATTACATAATAAAACAATAATTTTTTAACAACATTTAATTTTACTATTGTTAGATAATTAAACATTACAATATGAATGCGAAAAATGTATTAAATAGAATAGCTACTTTATTATCATTAGATGAGAAAGCAGTTAATTTTACAGACGCCACAACAAAAGATGGCACAATTTTACAATCTCCAACATTTGATGTAGGTGAGGATGTAGAAGTAGTTGCTGCAGACGGCACAAAATCAAAAGCTCCAGACGGAGAACATGAAATTAGTTTAAGAGATAGTGAGGGTAATGAAACTCTTATTAAAATTATGACTATGGATGGTAAAATTACAGAAAGAGAAAATGTTGAACTTATGCAACCTGAAATGGAAATGGCAGATGCAACAACAGAGGAAGCAAAAGGCTTACCTAACACAACAGATGAAAGTGATGCAAACACAATAGCAACACCGGATACTGAAGACCCAATTATATCTTTAGGATATAGAATTGACGAATTAGAAAAAGCAATGACTGAAATGAAGTCTATGTTTGCAGAAATGAAACCTAAAGAGGAAGTAGTTGATAAGAAAGCAGCAGAGATTGCAACTGAAAAAGATGTTGAAATGGAATTACCTAAATTAGATGGTGCACCAATTGATACAATCAGTAAGTTTTCACAAGACAATTACAACAGCTTTGGTAAGAAAACTGATAACGCACAAGCGTCAGTATTATCAAAGATGTATAGATAAAATTATTAACAAAAAAAAATATTTACAATGAACAAAACATTGAACCTATCTCAGCCGTCATTCCCTACAAATACGGGAACGAACCCAAACCCAACCTACGCAGGTGAGTTTGCAGGCCAGTATATCGCAGCTGCTTTATTATCCGCAAAAACTTTGGATAACAAGTACGTGACTATACACCCAAATGTCAAATATAAAGAGGTAATCCAAAAGATTGCTGTTGACGGCATCGTGCAAGATGCATCTTGTGATTTTGTGACCTCAGGTAGTGTCGCATTATCTGAAGCAGTATTAACTCCAAAAGAATTACAAGTTAACTTAGAATTATGTAAGCAAAACTTTGTAGCATCTTGGGAGGCTTTACAATTAGGATATAGTGCATTTGATACTATCCCTAAATCTTTTAACGATTACTTAATCTCTTATGTAGGTGGTATCGTAGCTCAAGCAACTGAGCAAGCAATTTGGCAAGGAACAGCAACTAACGGGTCATTCCTTGGTTTAGAAAGTCAATTCTCTGCTTCAATTGCATTAAACGCTTCTTATTCAGTATTAGCAGCAAAATCTGGTAGTATCATTATCTCTGGTAGTGTGACCTCAGCGAATGTATTAGATAAAATGAATAGTGTTGTAAACACTATCCCTGATACAGTTTATGGTAAAGAGGATGTATTGATGTATGTTTCTACGAATGTAGCAAAAGCATACCAACAAGCATTAGCAGGTGGAGCAATTGGTGCAAATGGTTGGAACAACCAAATGAATGTGGGTGAAAAACCATTTAACTTTAATGGTATTGAAATCGTATTATGTCCAGGTATGAGTGCAAGTAAAATTGCAGTCGCACAACGCTCAAATCTACACTTTGGAACTGGTTTATTATCAGATTACAATGAAGTAAGAGTATTGGATATGGCAAACATTGACGGAAGCCAAAACTATCGTGTTATCATGAGATACACAGGTGGTGTAATTTTCGGTATCGGTCAAGACATTGTATACTACGGAGCATACTAAAAAATAATTAAAGGGTGGGTAGAAACACTCACCCTTTTTAATAACAAACAAAATTAAATCAAAATATTATGGCTTGTAATTTATCTTTAGGTAGACAAGAAGTATGTAAAGAAAGTGTAGGTGGTATTCAGGGAGTTTATTTTATGAACTACCCGTCTAGCTCATTTGACCCAGCATTTACAGACAACGCATCTACCGGATATGTCACGGCTTTCCCAAGTGGAAGTGTGGTATATTTTTATCAACTTAAAGGAACAAGTGCTTATACGGAAACTGTCAATTCCTCAAGAGAAAACGGAACTACATTCTTTTCACAAGAATTAACCCTTAACTTAAAGAAATTGACTGCTGAAATGACTACACAATTGAAAACTTTGGCTTACGGCCGTCCAGTTGCAATTGTATGGACAACTAATGGTGATGCATTGGTAGCAGGTTTGACTAAAGGTATGGATTTAACCGCAGGAACAATTCAAACAGGAGCAGGATTAGGAGACCTTTATGGTTATTCTATTACTATGACTGGTTTAGAACCATTACCAGCACAATTCTTATCAGGTAGCACAGCAACCAATCCTTTCGCAGGAATGGGAGCAACTGCACCAACAGTAGTTAGTGGGTCAGCAGCTTAATCAGTAAGCACTAAAAATATATTAAAGCATACTCTTTTATAAGGGGTATGCTTTTATTTTGCCTATAATCTACCATTTTTGTAAAATATGTTGTTAGATATACAGGTAATACAAGATAAACACTAGATAATGCTTACATACATAACCTCTGGCAGCAATGCATATACAATAAGAACTGAACCTACTGCGTCAAATAGTTTTACTATGTCATTACAAGATATGACAACACAGGTAAACTCAACCGCATCTTTATCAGGATTAACTTATAACGGATACGAAAGTCTTTTATCTTTTACTGCAAGTATAAATAATACAAATATTGCACAAGAGTTTAGAGCTAAATTATTAAACGGAACAACTGAAATATGGCATGGTAGCATACAAGTTTATATGTCTCAAAGTAATGCTCCTCAATATAAATCAATATATCAACAACAAAATGACCAATATATCTCAAATGTATCTACAAATGAGTATATTATAATGGATTAAACATGGACAAATTACAAAACTTTTCAATCGTACAGTCAAACCCTAACTCTCTGCCTATTATAACAGAAGATACTAAAACTCGTTTACCTTATGTGCCGTTTGGCGTATTTGGACATGACGACTTTTTTATTGCATTATCAATGGCTAACAATACCTCAACAACCACTGCGGCTTGTATAGAAGGTTTAGCAGATTTAGTATATGGTAAAGGGTTATACTCAAAAGATTTAACATTTAATGAAACTCTACAAAAGATAATTCCACAAGAGGAAACTAAAAGAGTTGCATTTGACTTAAAATTATTTGGTAATGCAGCATATCAAGTTTATTGGAATGATGCACATACACAGATTATAAAAATGTATCATATACCGGTACAGTATTTAAGAGCAGAAAAGATATATCAAAACCCAAAAGTAGAAAACTATTATTATTGCACAGATTGGTTAGACCAAAGAGCAATGAAAAATAAAAAGAAAATACCTGCATTTGAAACTAGTAATGAGAAAATGGAGATACTTTATATTAAAAATTATACTCCTAACTTATATTATTATTCTTTACCTGATTGGGTATCGTCTTTACAATTTGCATATGTTGAAGCTGAATTATCAAACTTACATTTAAGTAATATTGAAAATGGTTTCTTACCCTCTGCAATGATTAACTTTAACACAGGTATTCCTGCACCAGAGGAAAGACAAACTATTGAGGATTTAGTCCAACATAAGTTTACAGGTACTAGAAACGCAGGCCGTTTTATGTTATCATTTAACGATGACCCTGCTACTAAACCTACAATAGATGTAATACAAATTGACAATCTACATGAAAAGTATGACTATGTTGCAAAATATGCACAAGATAGAATACTTGTAGCACATAGAGTGACAAGTCCATTACTATTTGGTATTAGAACAGAAGGTAATGGTTTCTCCTCACAATCAGAGGAAATGATGACAGCATTTAGTATTATGCAAACAATGACTATCTCTCCATTCCAAAATCTTATCTTAAATACATTAGATTATGCATTTAGATGTAGTGGATATAATGATACTCAATTATACTTTGACCAATTGACACCATTAGCTATTCTTGCTCAACAAGCAGAGGATACAGGTAAAACGATTGACGAAACTGCTGATACTACTAACAAAGAATTAGAAAACCCAGCAACAACAGATGATAGTGGTGACCAAACAACAATAGATGAAAATAGACCAAGTCCAAGTGATAGAGGTTTAAGAGGCCCGAATGGTCCTGGTGAAACTACAACAATTATAAATGCAAGTAGTGCATTCTTTGAACAAGATTACGAAATATATAAAAAATAACTATGGCATATCCATTATTCATATCAAGAAACGATATAATTAAAAACTCACCATTACAAGGTGCAATTGATGCAGATGCTTTATTGCCATTTGTAAGAACAGCTCAAGACAAATACTTAAAAAACCTTTTAGGTAGTATCTTATTCTTTTACTTACAAGTGCAAATTGAAAACGATAATGTAATAAACCTAAGCATTTATTATAGAGATTTGTTAGATGACCATATTAAAAATACTTTAATTTGGTATGCATGTGTTGAATATATCCCTTTTAGTAATATACAATTCAAATCAAATGGTGCAGTGAAACAACAATCTGAACAAGGTGTTGCTCCAAGTAAAGCTGAGATTGATTATCTATTACAGAAAGCACAAGAGAATGGTGACTATTACGCTTTAAGATTACAAAACTATTTAATATCTTATTCACAATTTATACCACAATACTTAGCAACTACTGGAAATCAAACACAAATCTATCCAGACCAAACAAACCAATATTTTGGTGGTATTCAATTATAATTTAGTTTAATATGTCTTATTTACAAAACAATGCTGGTGTCAATTATAGTCTTTATTACAATATATTAAGTTATTTTGAGACTATAATGCAAAATCACCCCTCAATTCAAGATGTAGCTCAGGGTGATATTAGTGATATTGATACAAATGTATATCCATTTTATCCTTTGGGAAATGTAAGTATTTTAGCTGCAAACTTTACACCCTCAACAACAGATTATACAATTCAGTTGATAATTGCAGATAAGATAAAGAATAAGAATAACGAAAGTGAACCTAGGACAAATGCACAAGATATTGTATATTATGGTGTAAATGATGTGGTTGACATTCATGCAAATACATTAGGTATTGTAAATGATTTAGTTTCATATACTCAATATAGTTTAGAAAGTTTCCAAATCAATTCAGAAATTACAAACGAACCATTTATGGATAAGTTTAATAATGGATTAGCAGGTTGGGTTTCTACTTTCACACTTACTACACACAACGATAGACCTAGATGTTTATATAATTTATATCCTAGTGGGTCTTATTAAATAGGATATCATGGCAAGAATATCAAAATCTACTCCTGAATTAGTTGCAATTGCAACAACGCTAAGAGACTTAACAAGTGCAGGTGCTCCTGTTAAAACAG